TTAGATTAATTTAATCTTTTTTCAATATTGGAGTAAATCTCCATACCTTCATCAGTTTTAAACCAAGCAGCTAAAGCCGAATAAGGATGTTCATCAAATGGAACATTCATTAGTTTTCTATCGTTAGAACCCCATGAAAAAGTTCTTTGATCTGCTGATAGTTTTAATATACCCATTTCAGTTGCTTTAATACCAAAGTTTCTAAGCGTAACGTTATCATCATTTACTAATTCTAAGAACAGTTCAGGATTTTTCTTAGCATATAACAGTAGATCTCTTTTAAGCTCCTTAGAACTCATGCTTGACACCTTAGAACCAATCTCAACACGCATAACTGCTTCAGCCATATCTATGTCTAAACTTTGAGCAGCATTTAATGCTTCTATTTCTAGTTCTAACCAATCAATTTCATTAGCGGCATTAACTTCTGGTTTTAATTCGTAAAAGATTTTATCTCTATGTGGGTGGTAAAGTGATAATAACTTTTGTAATGTTACCTTGTTTTTAGGAACCATTAAAACTCCTTTTCTAAAAATAATATGATCTAATCTTTGATCACCTTTCATTTCTTCTACAAAAACAGTTCTTTGGTTAGACGTATATTTTAACTCTCTTTCATACCCTTTTTCTTCATCAAAATAATAAATACCAGCAGCTCTAATAGATTTACTTAAAGGTGTAAGACCGTTTTTTAAAACATAGGTTCTATCTTTTATTTCCCATTTGTCTTTTTTTGGTAATGGTTTTTCCACAACCGTTTTTTCAACTTTTGGTTGCTCAACAACCGGTGGCGCTTCAACTACTGGAGTTTCTATTACCACTTCTTTTGTTTCTTTTTTCTTTGCCATAATATAATATATAATAAAATTAATAAAAATAAAAGGCCGAGGCCGAAGCCCCGGTCTTTTAAAATAATTGTGCTTAGTTCATTAACATGAAGTTGTTAGCACCTTGTACCACCAAACATCTCTCAGATAAATAATGTACATTCATCGAATCTATATCAGTTGTAACGTTTCCTCCAACTGAACCAGTAATCCATGTTTTCATTTTTCTGTCTTCTGTTTGACCTGCTCTATAACGAACATGTAAGAAAGGACGTTTCATGTTTCTTCCTAATTGTTGGTCATATACAGTAGAAACTCCAGCTGGTATCATAACACCTCTGATAGCAGAAGAAGATTCAACAGCACCACCTCTTGTAGCATTGTCATTTAAATATTTCCAATCAGTTTTATAAAAGTCGTAAGAACCTCTCCTAAAACCAGAGAAACCTAAATTAAGTGCCATATCCTCTGAGTTGCTAAACACTCCGTAAGAAGTACCACCAGCCCCATAAGAATTCATTGAAGCTAGCATGTCATCCATTGCGAGAGACGTAGCTCTGTTAACGAACATCATATTTTCTTCAATAGCACCTTGCTTATCAAATTCTGCTAAAATAGCATCAAACTCAGCTAAATCAGTAGCAGCGTTAACACCAGTAACACCTGAAGTCATATTACCTCTATCTTCGATAGCAGCGAATAAACCTTCAGTACCAGGATCAGTATTAGCGATCACAGTCGAAGCTGAACCACCACCATAAACCGCGTCATCGTGAATTGTAGAAGCTGCTAAAGCTCTAACGGATTCAACCATTGACATTTCAACGTAATCAGCAAAACGAGTTCTAGTATCACCCTCAGCTTTTAAATACCATAGGTAACCGTTTTGACCATCTTCACCAGAAATTTCAACCCAACCAATTTGAGACGCATCAGATCCATTGATTTGATAAAAGTCTTTTAGTATAATTGGCTTGTTAGTGAAACTTTTGTGAACTGGCTCGTTAGAAGAGCTTTGTCCGTTAGTACCTTTTGCAAACTCAGATCCATATACCATTACAGTACAAGAACCATCTGTAAGAGAACCTGCAGCAGCGTCAGACATAAGAGCCGCTTTGTAAGGTAAAGCTACAATAGTAGCAGCACCAGCTGTTCTAGTTTTAACGTAACATTGTGTAGTTGCCCCATCACGAGAGCTAGATACTAATATAGTATCACCAACTCTAATACCGTGAGCAGCAGCCCCAGCGTTACCATCTAAATCAGTACCGATAGTAATTTGATTAGCTGATACATCTAGTGTACCATTGTAACTTAAGTGTAATCTTCCTTGTTCCGACCAGATTACTTGGTCTGAGGTCATTGCCTCTTCTGCTCCAACTTGCGATAAGAAACCTGAAACTGTTCTACTACCGAACACTTCAGCTTCTTTCTCCATTAAGTCAGGCAAATATTGTTGTGCCCAACCTTCTGTACCAGCTGCCGTAAAGTCAATATAGTTATTAACTAACGTCATCTGTGTAGAAGTTGCAACACTGTTTAAATTTCCTCCTGCAGTAATTGCCATAATTTTTTAAATTTTAAATTTGTTATTTACTTTTGTTTTTAATTTTAAACTTAAAATCAGAAGAATTATCACCTAACACTTTAAACTTTAAACCACCTGCTTCAATTTTTCCATGACTTTGTCTTGGGTCCATGTTAACATTTTTAGATTTAGCAACACTATCTTTCATAGCGTCAGCTTTACCTTGTTCATAAAAGTGTTTTGCAACAGCGTCAGCATTCATAGCTGTAAATAGAGATTTGTGATAACCCTTAGCATCTATTAAAGCAGAATTCTTATCCAAAAACTTTTTGGTGAAGTTGCTTATATCACTTTGAGTATTTTTAACCTCTTCAGCATTGTTTACATTAAATCTGTATCTTTTATCACCGACGTTATATTCAAAACCTTTGAATTTGTCGTTAAAAACATTATTTGTTTTCTGTGTAAAAATATCAGAGTTCTTTTTTACTGTCTTTTGAGTTGCTTCTGATTCCTTGTTGTATCTATTAAAGAAATTAATTGCTTTCTGTTGCTCACTCGTAAGCTTTGAACCAGATTTAATTTCTTCATAGTATTTGGACTTTTGCCCGTCCAGATGGGCTTTAGCGTCGGCAACTTGCTCTTTTAACGCTAATTTTTTTCTACGTATCTCTATTTCTTCGTCCATATCTTCGTCATAAGAGAACGTGTCTTCCATAAGGAAGTTAATTTCTTCTGTGTTTAAGTGAGGTTTTGTTTGCTTATAATATTCGTATAATAAAGCTTGATCATCTAACTTTGAATAATCTTGATTAAGTTTAACATAGTCACTTAAATCTCCACCAGTTTCTTCCATAAAATCCATTAACTTTTGAATGTTTTCTGGAACTGGTTTACCTGTTTCTTGAGCTTCTACTATAGCTTCAGCAACTTGCTCTTCTAGTTCTTCAGCTTCTTCTGTTATCTCTTCTAAAGCAGGTGTTTCATTATTTTCTTCTGTAGATTGTTCAACAACCTCTTCTTTACCAGTCGTTTCTTCAGTAACCTCTTCTTGAACTTCCTCGGTTTTTGTATCATTAACTGGCTGTTCATCTTCTATTTTTTCTTTAGGTGGGTTACTTAAATCTACTTTTATCACGCTATCATCTCCAGCGCTTTCAAATTTACTTTCATCAACTTGAGACGTTTCCTCAGTTTGATCTTGTGTAGTTTCTTCAACTACGTTTTCTACGTTTTCTTCCATAATATAATATAATAATAATTAATAATTTCTAACTAGGGTCAAATGCTCCTAAATCAAATCCCCCGCTTAGTATATCATTACCTGCGGACTCAAAGTTTTTAGGTGGTTTACCACTATTTCTTTGTTCAATCATTTCTGATTGTTGTGTTGCTTGTATTTTTGTTCTTTCGTCTTTACGATCTTCTTTTTGTTTTTCTCTATCCTTCATTCCATCAACTTCAATTCCTTTAAGTTGCATATTGTACTGGAATTCTAATTCCATTAATTCTTTTTTATGCATGACTTCTTGTTGCATTTTCTGTGATTCGAGTTGAGCTTTCATTTGCTCTAACTGTGTTTGAGTTTGCATTAAAGCTTGGTTTTTTTGTATCTCGGTCTGAGCAGCCGCTTGAGCCGCTTGAGTATTAGATTGAGTTTGAGCTTGGATGTTTTCCATTTGCAACTGTCTATCTCTCTCTTGTTTCTTTTTTCTTCTAATTTTTAAAACTTGATTTGCTAACTTTATGTTTTTTATCTCTCTAAGATCAATAGCGTCTTCAAGCTCAATGTTTTGTTGTTGTAATGCCATTTGAATATTATTTTCAAGCATACTTTTCTCTTCTTCATCTGGTTGTAATTCTATAAATATACCAAAATCGTAAAGATGTAAATCTTTCATCTCTTCTAAAGTAGCAACATTATGAACACCTATAGCTTGAATAAAAGCATCTTTAGTTGGGGAGTATTCTATAATATCAGATATTCTCAACGACAAACACTCTGCAATTTCAGCAGTTAAGAATAGTCCAGCTTGTAATATATGTCTAGTAGCTACATTAGAGTTAGCTGCTGCTAATTTTTGAACTCCAACTAAAGCATTTTTATCTGGCATGCTACCATCTCTAGCTTCATTTAAACCAGTGCAATCTCTTATCATTTGTAAATAATAATTGTAATTACCTATAAGCGCTTGTATTTTGTTTCCACCAGATCCTGATGTAATTTCCTGAATAGGTACTTTACCTGGGTTCATATCACCTTCCGAAGTAAAACTTCGCCCAATTACAGATCCAGTTTGGAAGAACATATTTAAAGCTTCTTGTGGATTATAGTTTGTTCCATTACCAAGATCTATTTCAGCAAGACCATCAGCGTCTAAATAAACACCGTCTGGAACCATACGTGACATTACTTGTTGTAACTTTAAATGTGTTAATTGGATCATATCAGCAAAACCAGTTATACGTTTTACTAATGAATCTATTTTTCCATTATACATTCTAGGCGCTACTATTGAATAATTCATTTTTACTTTAGTAAAATCACTTTTAGGACGCATCATATTAGCAGCCATCTCCCATTTAAGTAATTTATCAGTACCCAAAATCATAGCACCATCATAAAGGCATTCTATAGACCTTAGCATTCTACTATAACCACCCTCTTTATCTTTCGGAGGGTTGAAAGTATCATCTTTAGGTATAATTTTATCAGCACCAGTACCAGTTTCTTTTACTTTATACACTTCGTTCATGTAAGTTTTATAATTAAAATATAAAACTTGAATAGTGTTATTATCTTCTTTATCCGTAGAATATCTACTATTATAATTAGATCTATTATTAGATTTGTTTTTCATTATATCCTCAAGATCGCTTTCTGTTAAATGAGGAAATTGTTTTGCTAATTCATTTACCGGAATAGACTTCACTTCTCCAACGTAGTATATATCATCAAAATAAGGAGAGTCTGTGTATGAATAAACTAAATTAGCAGGATCTACATAATCTATAGTAACTCCTTCAGAGGTATTAAAACAAGTTTTTACAGCGCCTATTCCTAAAACAGTTAAATCATAATAAAACCGTTTTTTTGTTAACTCATATTTATTACCTTCAAACAACACGTTTAAAGCTTGTTCTTCTGACAATTCCACAGCTTGTTTGTAATCTAGCTGCATATGGAGTTGTAGCTCTTCTTTTGTTTCTGGTAACTCTACGTTATTAGTTTGTGATATATCAAATCCAGTAGTTTCTAAAGCCTGCGCGTTAAGCTCTTTCATTTGTATATCTCTTAACATCGACTCCATATACTTGGTTCTTTCTTTAACACCGTTAGGGTCTTGAGAAAACGCTTTTATATCATAAGTTCTTTCAGCTATACCATTTACCACTATATCTACAAACTTAGATATAATTGGAACTGGTTTCCAATCTAAATTAAGATAGGACAAATCACCATTTATAGATAACTCATCCTTATATTTTTGAATAGATTGCTCGCCTCTAGCGTACAACCTTAAGCTGTGAAAATTATTGTAGTTAGATCTATATCTATTAAGACTCTTATCATTATTAAACCACTCTTGCTCTATAGCTTTACCAACTTTCAAACCATAATCAAAGCTAAGCTTTTCAGCATCACTTACGGTTTGACTTGGGAAATAACTTTTTATGCCAGACTCTGCCATATATTTATTTTATTATTTGTGAATTAGTTCCAGTATTACTATACTTAGAAATATTTATGTTTAATTTAGGTTTTTCAACCTTTGCGTTTGGAGCATACAAATGTCTATTGTTTGCCATTATTGCTAAACCAGAACTTATTGACGCATCAAACTTTGTTCTTTTATTTATATCAAATCTTGCCCAATCATTTAATAGTTCGTTAAAATATAAATCTCCAAACGTTCCATCTTGCTTCATTCCAACATGATCTTGAATATACATTTCGATCGCTGCTGCGTGAGCTTGTTTTATATCTTCACTGGAGTTTGGAATTCCTCCAACTTCTTTTTCTGCTACAGATAATTTATTCCATATCTTATCTGGTCTATTCATACTAAACCCTCTATACCCTCTTCTCCTTAAATAGTATAACAATCTAGGTTTGTTGTTCTCTGCAAGTATTGGCATTCCATAAAATACTAATGCCATTAAAACATCTTCAAAGAATATCTCAGCCGTAGGTGGTCTTGATAAGTATTCTAAAAAGAAGCTATTCCATCTACGGTTCCTGATATATCATAAGAGTCACAACCAAATGCTCCCATGTGTTCATTACCAGGATACTTTACTCCGTTTTTAAGTACCACTCTATTTTGTAATCCAGATTTAGGTACCCAGCTAACTTTAAATCTACCTTTTGGATCTGGGTAAAATATAACTTGAGAATCTTTAACTCCATTCACCCATTGAAAATTACCTTTTGTAATTCCTAGAGTCCTTGACATCTCTTCGTTGTAGTCTATCTGCTCGTATAACTTTACTAAGTTAAATATACTGTTTTTTGTTTCATCTCTAAATGCATGTTCTTCAGTTCTTGGGAACTGTCTATAGAATTCGTTTAAAGCATCTTGATCATCTTTTAAACCATCAGCTTCATTCTGCCAATTGTCTACAACACCAACGTCTATTAATTCGCCGTCTGGGGCGAACACATCGATATCAGGTGTATCAAATACTGGAACTCCATACTCGTCAATAAATCCTTCGTAGTTCCATTCCATTGGGATAAACAAAGAGTATAAACCAGACTTTGTCTGACCGTTTCTATTTCTTTTAGTGACATCGGATGATCTGTATAATTTTTTGAAGTTTTCTCCACCTTTATCTAATGCGTTTGAGGTTGATCCCATCATACATTTACCAATAATTCTACTACCTAATCGTAAACATGTTTTTGTAACCCTCCAGTTATTTAATATATTATCAGGTCTTTCCCACTTACCACTTTCATCATGTACTAATAAAGCTAATTTCTCACCATCATAACTATTATCACCAGTATTCTTCCAATCAATAGTTGTATCTAATCCTTGTAAATCTTCTAACTTTTCTTTAGATGTTATTTTCTTTCTAGTGAACTTACTAGCTGGTACTCTATATGCTAATTCTGTTTTAGGTCGATCCATACCATCTTGAATCGGTTTAAAAAAGAATGGATAGTTTATACTAATAGGTACGATTTTATCAGTAAACATTTTCTTAGCATCACTACCTGTTTTAGAAAGCACTCCATATCTACTATCACTTGCTAAAGTGGCTAAGTTAACTGTTTCTGCAGATGACATGAAAGAAAAGCCTGATCTTCTGTTCTTTAAGTAACACATACCGTAACATCTTTTATCTGCTTTACAAGCTTCCCAAAATATAAAGAACAATCTATTTGCTTCTCTAAAGTCTGGAGCACCAACATCAATCTTGCTCCATTGAAGGTACATATAGTGTGTTCCTACTATATAAGTTGATTTACCATTATTATTAAACCAAAATCCTTCTTCTCTTCTTTTAAACTCTTCATCTATATAATCGTGCCACTGATCTTTTTGTTCATCTGGATAATTTCTCCAATCAAATATATTTTTTAATCT